TCCTATGCCTGCACCGTTGCATTTTGTCGTGCTATTAATATCCAACCTGTAGATTGGTAAAGTAGTATTACAGTGTCTTCAACATTGTTGAATAATAAACTTGTTCCGTTTATAAAGTTATCAGGAGTAACAGTACCATTACCACCACCTTTTACCTTCATTGAGATTATTTTAATTTGACCTTCTGTACCATCTGCTAATGAATAAGCATCTGTTCCAGTTGTTGTAATCAATGTAACTCCAGTTGTCAAACTAATTGCGCCGGGCCCACTAATATTTTCCACAGTTTTGTATAAATCTAGAAATGTTAAATTATTATCCATTTCATCATAGGTAAGTGCTGAACCTTTTGTTGATCTTTTAGTTAGTGTCATGTGCTATTTCCGTTATCGTTAAAATAAACTCCTACATAGCTTTTAAATGTTCCACTATCTGTGCCTGGATTAAATGAGAAATATTCATCAGACACATAGTTAAATAAATTCTTTTCTGTATCAGTAAGTGCTTCTTCAAAAACATAACATTGTAGTTCTAGTGCAGTTTTGGCATCACCACTTGCAGATGCTATGCTTGATAGTAATGTTGCATAATCTGGATTTGCCATTTATATCCCCCTACGGCCCATCAGCGAAAACATTTGGACTTCCACTTGCAGATTTATTAGGCACCCAACTAGTATGTCCACCAGTTGCATCACCTTTACGGTGAACTGCAATACCATTTACAAATACAGTAGGGCTCCCTGCCGTAGCAGGATCACCACACGCAGTGGTATCTCCTATACGAGTAACTTTTGCACCATTAGCAAACACATTATCAGAACCAGTTGCGTATACGGTTTGGTGAAATGGGTTTGGTGTAGGACTTGCATGACCTATATGTTTATCTAATCTTACCCTTGTTACCTCTGGCATTGTGTTTTCTACTCTTCCTCAGTCTCCACACTCTTGGTGTTTACAAAAGATGCAGCCAATTCTTTTCTTCTACCTTCCAGAGCATCACTCACTTTATGAGAGATTGCATGTTTAAATGCATCCTCTGCTTCCACATTATTACCATTTGCTATCATATCTACGAATTCTCTACTTGTCATTGTTGCTCTCCTTCATCTGCATTTGGATCCATACCATAGGCAAGTGCTGCTCTATCTCCAGCATCCATTTCTGGATCAACTGCCATACCAGCTGGATCTGTTGGGTATCTTTGGATACCATCACCACCATCGTTCGGCACACCACCATCCATTGGATCTTTTTCTGCCTCAGATGCAATTTGGTCACGCATATCAGCTATCTCAGCATCATTCATACGCAACACATGTTTCAAAACATATTCTTTACTGAAGAATGTTCCAATGTATGCTTCTACATTTTGTAGTGTGCTAATACGGTCATTCAACAACTCTGCTTCTTTCAGTTCTGCAAAATGGCCATCTTTGAGAAAATCATATTGAATGTGTTCTTTCATTATATCCCAGTCTTCTAGAGAGATAATGCTCTTTAACAATAACTGAGTTTTTAAAACGTCTGTAAAAAGATGAACAAATTTCTTTCTTAGCTTCTGAATAAACTTGGTAAACTTGAGTTCATCTCTTGTAATGTCTGTGCTTCTACCAAGACTAAAATTTGATTCCGATTCAAGTCTGGAAATAGGAACGTTCAATGAACGATAAAGTTTCTTCTGGAAATATTGAATGTCATCAATTTCACCAAGATTAGAACCGCCAGGCAATGTTGTGATTTCTGTGCCTCGACCACCTTCTCTTCGTGGCAGCCAGAAGTCTTCCAACATACTCATGTGATTTCTATCATCTCGTATTTCACCAGTTGATGCATCGTAGACCAACTTGTTACGATAACGATTCATCACATCTTTAAGATATTGTTCTGCTTTTATCTTGGGTAGATTGCCAACATCAATGTAGAAAATCCTACGCTCGGGCGCTCTCGAAATGCGATAGATAACCAATGCATCTTCAATCATCCTTAGTTGATTTACAGGTTTAATTGCTTTGTGTAAATATGATAAAACTTTTCCACTGTTTTGATCAACTACACCAGATGGACAATACGTTATTGCGTCACCAGCAATTCTAATCCCCTGTTGAGCTCCACCATATCCGGCAGAATGCAACCCTTTTTCATTATAGATGTAATACTCTTCAATCTTCTTAATCTTATCTACACCAGTGGCTTGGTCTTTCTCTTTTTTTACTTCCCTTACTTTTCTAATCTTAGTCGCATCAATATACCGTAATGTGCTTACGCCTTTTTTAGGATTTTGGGGGTCAATAACTTTATGGAAAAAAATTCTTCCATCAACATACCAACGTCTAAAGATATCATGACCTTTTTGTTCAAATTCTAAAAGAGAGAGGACATTATCAAATTCTTTGCGAATAAGTCTTTTAATTTTTTCTGGGTAGGGAAGTCTGTCAAGAGTAACCATGACAGACTGAGAAAATTCATCTGAGGTTATTGCTTCGTTAACGATATCTTCGACTGCACTGTCACATTCTGGTTGTTGTGCAATATCTCTATAACGTCGAATTAAATCTAGCTCGGTTCTTTCTCGTCCATCCGTATCAAGAACAGATGAGAGAAAACCGCCACCAGCGACTTCGATGCTACCATCGTCAGGAGTCGGGACAGTGAAAGTATCTTCACTGCCCTGAGTCCCTTTCCGAGTAATACTAAAACCAAATAGCTCTGCCATTATATCTCCTTACTACTATTTAGTAGTTAGGAATATATAGTCAGTTACTAAAATGGGCCTGTCGGCGCATCTGCGATAACAGCATCAGTAACAAAGTGTTGATATCTAAATGTCACATCAAAAGTCTCAATCGTATCTGAAGTGCCAGCAGCTAAGTCAATCGCACCAACTGCTGTCGGAAACGCATTGACAAAGGTGTATGTTTTCAACACTGAATCATCTCTATCAAGTTGCGAGACTTTAAGGTCAGCAGTATATTCATCATGAGTTGTCAAGCCTTGACCCGTGACAAGATTATTCATACTGTTATTCCACCGTTCCATTGCGTTTCTAATTGCAAAGTTTGTGTCGTTCAAGAAAGTTACAGTCCATGTCTCAAATGTTCTATCAGCAGGGATAAACAATGAACGACCTCTAAATGGAACCTCAACCTCAGCAATTGTCATTCCTGGCAACTGAGCAGCCGTGCACAAAAACGCAGCATTTCTTGTATCAAGACCAACAGCACCAGCAGGAGGATTATTAATCTCAACGCGATATTGGTTATTTCTAGCGCCACCACCAAGTAGTTGTGACCTAAATTCGTCTAATGTTCCAACCATTTTCGTTGCTCCTTATTAGAATCTACCGATAACTTCGTTGAATTCGACACCAGTCCGAACGGCAACAAAGTTAAGAGTGATAAAGTTAATAGACCTTGCTGGTTTGATGTAAATGTCAGCAACAAATTCGTTTCTGTCAACTACTTCACCTGTATTGTTCGTAGCATCGCAGATCACCGCAAAATCAGTGATACCTCTACGACCCTGAACATCTCGCAAGAAAGGCTCTACCAAGTTACGGAACTGTGCTCTTGTAAACTCATCGTTGAATTCAAAGAGTGTAAACTTAGCAGCAGTTGCGATTGCTTTTTCAAGAACCAAGAACAAACGACGAACGTTGATTCTATCAAACGCACTTGGTTTTGTCTGAGCAGTTTTGTCACCAAAGAGAACCACACCCTGGCCAGGGAAATCAACAACAGGGTTGATTCGAGCCTTGTAGAGAATATCTCTTTCAGACTGTTTTGGATTGTAAGCAACTTTAATCGCACCACGAATGTTACCACGATTGTAACCGCCTGGTGAGAACCATGCATCAGCAACTCTGTCCGTGTTTGCACAGACTCCAGCAATGTCACCGTTCAAAGGAACAAAACGCACCACATCATTGTACTTATCATACATCTGTTTATAACCACTGTCGTATACAACATACGAAGACGATGGCAATGTATCAAACGAATTCTTAACATTCACTGTTTGTGTGTTTGAACTCTGAACATTAACAACCGCCTGACGAGCAGGAGAGATGAAACCAACACAGTCCTTGCGCAGTTCTACAAGATCGGTAATCATTGTACCATGTGTGTCAAACTCATCACCAGATGTACCGAACGATGATCCAGTGACCGTAACAGCAGGACCACTAAGCACAAAGTTAATGTCATGAGCTTCTGTGTCTGCAAACAAGTCATATGCTGTTCTTTTCTCAGCAACAGTCACAGAATAATCGTCTGTTCCACCTGTCAATTCGTCATATGTCGGTGTATCAACAGCAGTAAATGCACCCGCACCAGAGCCAGAGTCTTGAATAAGATTTTCTCCCTCATCAGTACCAGAAGCACTTGCATCCAAAAGAACAGCAGAACCTTCATTCGAACCATCAGAATCCGTACCGTTAAGGATAATGTTGTTACTTGCATCCAAGTCACTACCCCAGTTAGTACCAGCAGAAAGATGGTCCATCCAAAAGATATTTGCAGATTGCGTATAAATGACATCAGGATAGTAGTTTGTTCCACCTTGAGATGTTTTTCCTTTAGGGTTCTTGGAAAGTGCCTGATATGTTTCTAGAACCGAAAGAGTTCTTTGGCCAGCAACACTTTCACTGAATCCACTAATTTTACCTGTTGAATCATAAACAACAATATGCAACTCATCAGCTGTACCGCGAGATTCTTTGGTAGAAAAATCAGAAGTGCCCGGAGCAGCATCGAACAGATCATAAAACTTCCAACGTCTACGAATGAAAGAGTTGTCAGCAAGATCTGCAACCAATCCAGTTCCATTTGGATTGTCTAGTTCACGAATTGTGATTGTGTTGTTTGCTGTATCCCGAGCAGTAACATCATATTCTTTACCTGCATGACCACTAGCCGGAGTACCGAATCCACTGTCTGTGAAGAAAGAAACGATGTCGCCAACGTTAATCACGTTACTCGCAAGGTCAACATCATCAACAGTAACAGATGTTGCACCATTAGATGCCGCACCATTAACTTGGTTAGCACCTGTAATGTTCTGCGAAAACGCTGTAGCAGTTGCACAGATGGAAACTTTAAGAGAGTTGCCCCAATCACCAGCACTTCTTGCTGCCCAAGGACCAACACTTCCTTGACCATCTCTAAAAGAACCCGAATAGTGATCAGTATCTCTAATCAACACACCTAGTTCAGATGCGGCATTTAGAACACCAGACTCAGCACGGACAACTTTAAGCGCATTGGAATACTGCAAAAAGTTTGCAGCAGTGAACCAATATTCAAAGTTATTGCCGTTAGGTTCACCAAAGATACTTCTCAATTCTTCTTCAGAACCAATATTAACAACGGTAGCTACCGGGCCCTTTTCAAAAGGTCCAGCGACCGCGCCAATATTTGTTTGTACGGCGGGTATGATATTAGTGAGATCGATTTCTTTAACATGTACGCCTGGAGAGACTAAAAAACCCATTTCTCGTACTCCTTACAATTGTAGAGTCTAAAAACTCTTTGTTATTCTTGTTATTATTTATAAAAATAGGTTTTCTAAAAACGTTTTTTTATATGTTGTATTTCTTATAAATATATGCATGTCATTACATTATGAGAAATATAAAGACACTATAAAAAAAGTTGCAAGACGTAACTATAGGCAACGCATAGTGTGGCTTAACGAATACCTTGCTGACAAGTCCTGTGTTCATTGTGGAGAAAGTGAAACTGTTTGTTTGAAGTTCTACCCACACAACAATGAAATTAGAAAACTTACTCAACGTAAAGGTATGAACGAAGAAAGCCGTAAGGAATCAACCCAACTGATAAAGAATTCAAAAATCGTCTGTGCAAATTGTTTTATTAAATTAGATTCTGATCTAATTGAATTTATTTAGTGGTTTACCAATTTGAGCTATAGTCTCTTACTACTGGTGTCCAGCGGGTTCCGTATTCATCTATAGTATCTTCAAAGGGATCGTCTATACCATTGACAATGAAACCAAATGGAGCCATGTCCTGTTCTAACATGTCCTGTTGTTCTCTTATCATAGTTCTTCGAATATCATTATCAGTGAGTTCTTTGAAATAAGTCTGGTCTGTTGCCCAGGCAAACATAAACATACACGCAACCAAATCATCATTACAACCATCGTCTGCTTGATAGGATGAACCTCTGACTATAAAAGTAGACAGTTCATTGACAGCATCATAATCTTCTATTATTAGTTTGTTGTCCTCTATCAACTGTTTAAGATTAGAACAACCAATCTTTTTGACAGCCTTGGTTGTTCTTACACCCAATTGCGCTCTGCCGCCTGAGAAACCCGCTCCAAGGATTTGTCCGGCCCGTCCTCGCATCGAAGCCATAACTAGGTTGTCATACTCAAGATCAAACTGTAAAGCGTTAGCGACCTGCTCACCTATGTCATTCACCTCTACCATCACATATGCTTGATTATATGCCTTTGCAACTTCATGTATCTTTGTGGGAAACAGAAGCGGTTTGATCTCATTATCTCTAAACTTCGCAACCACCTTATATGGTATTTCAGTTACATCAAAGACTACAAAGGCAGAATAGTCATTTGCGGTTCCACGCGAAACATCAGCAGTTATCATATACACATTGTCTTTTTCTGGCCGGACATAAATATCCAACCCTGCATTTGATTGAATTGGGTTTCTGTATACTAAAGTTTTTAACCTACGTGAGCTTATTAAAGTATCAATTGAACCTAGAAACTCACATTCAAACTCAGAGTTAAATTGTGACTCTGAAGTATTTCGTATTGTTTCTTTCTTCCACTCTTCATCACGGCCAGGAATTTCACTCCAATGAACTTCTGTTGCAATATAATCATTTCGTCTTTCCTGTGCATCTACCCATATCTTATAGAACATGTTCATACCATGTGGTGTAGAAACAATGATAACCTTTGTATTTTGACCAGAGGTAATGGTAGGATAGACAGATGCAAAGAATTGCTCTGCAACGTTAGAAGGAACAAACGCAAACTCATCAAGGAAAATAATGTTATAAGAACCACCACGAATAGCACTTGAGGAAGTGGCAGCAGCAACAATCTTACTACCGTTCTCTAATTCAATATTACCCTTGTTCCAAGCAATAATACCCTGTTGCATCCATTTAGGAAGATTTTCATATGCAAGTTGTAGTCTACTAAGAATATCTCTTGCCGTGATTGACTTATTTGCAAGAACAGCAATGTTTACATTTGCATTGAATAATGCATAATGCAAAAGATATGAGATGATAATAGTTGACTTGCCTGACTGTCTAGGTAGTTTAAAAATAGAAAACCTATTATCGTGCATGGTTGAAACCATACCCTCTTGAAAACCATACATCTCAAATGGGACTAGTCCGTGGTCAAGAGAAACGATTTGAACATAGTTCTTAATAAAGTAAAGTGGGTCTTCTGCACACTTACCATATTCGATAATGTTCTCTTTTGTGAACTCTACCGGAGTATTTGTTTTCTTGAGATTAGGATTACCCAGATATTGGTTTTGATCAGCCATACTCATATTTAGATTCAAATTCATACAGTGTTATGAATCTATCATCATCACCTTTTTGATGTTGCAACTTTTTTTCTATATACTCTTCTGGTAAATCTAGAATATCAACAATAACTTCAATGCCTCGTGTAAATCTTGCCTTTTTACCATGATCATTAGACCAATCTATAGACGATAGAGTTGAGTAATCATGTTCTCTATCTAAAAATTCCCAACCAGACATTTTAGGTCTAAATGGAAACCCAGCAAACATGTGTGTGTATATAAGATTCTTGGCTTCCATCTTTTTGAGATATTGTATCTCAGGAGTATTTCTGTGCATGTGTTCATAATACTGAAACATGAAGTTGTAATACAAATCAAACAGGATTTGATTTTCTATCCGAATACCATGACTAAGTGTAAGGCCAGGTTTTTTGAAAACTCCCTTACACACATTACCTTCTCTTTGGAATATGAAATGACCATCAGCAGTAACTGGAAACCCGTCACCTTTGTATCTTCGTATTCCCTCTAACAAGAATATAGTGCCAGAACCAACACCAGTTTCAAAATATTCTGATTCTAATAGAAAGTTTCTAAGACTGTTTTTATCAAATTCTAGATCGATGATTTGTAAATCAATATAGTTTCTCTTACAAAACTCATTGACAAAAAAATATTCTAGTTTATCATAATAGCCATTATAACTAGAACGAATATAGATATATTCTGCATCTATATTAAGAGACTTAAATCCGAACGCAATTGCTTGAGAATCAATTCCACCAGAAACAAAAACAGCTGGTTTCACATCTTGTGCGATAACTAGTGCTTGCTCATTTAATGCAGTTTTGAATGTAGTAGGATGAAAATTTTTATTAGGATACTCATTGACAGTTAAGTTATTATAGTCATAAGTAATCCAATCATTATGAAACATGTATCAGTACATTCCGTCAATTATTGAGCTTGCTGTCTTCTCGTTAAGTATTTTTCCACGAACTTTATGGTATAGAGGTTCTACAGGTTTACTTTTGTGATAGTCAATGAACTCATTTAGTTCTGGGTTATTTCCTGACTTATTAAAGGTTGGAAACTTAAAAAAGATTTCCATCATGTCTGGGTAATCAGTTATATACTGTATCCATTTAGGTAAAGAACTGCAAAAAGAAACAGGATTAAATGGATTACCATAACGTAAAGACATATCAAATGGTGAAAGATTTATTTCTCTTCTATAAACGAATGTTGGTGTTATTGTGGAGTTTATAATATTCGAATCCCAAAAGAAAATATCTATGCTATTTGAGTCTGGAATAAAAGGACAAAACCTATCCATAGAGTTAGTGATGCAATATCTATCAGGATTATTAGAATAAGTATTCTCACCAAAAATTCCTGTAGACACTATCACATTTCCATCAATACTCTGCCGCCATATTTCTTGAACCAGTCCAACTGATGATGTGAAATTGTGTTTATCACCGAATGCAGTTGCCTTTTCAAATACTTCTGAATTTAGTTCCATGTCAACAATTTTAGGTTCTATTCCGAGAGAACGAGCATACTGTATTGCTCTATCAGAATCCTTAGCCATAGTGACTCCATTATTCTGAAATCTACCGTGATATACCTTAATCTTGTCGATATTGAAGCCACTATATTTCAAATCTGTTAAACAACGTAATACATATCCAGAATCCATTCCTCCTGAATATGCTAGTATAGGATTGTCTACAGAGTCAGCGATTTCTACTAGACATCTTTTGGTGTGATATTTGAGATTACTACCAACGGACAAACTATCAATTGTACACGCTATCCCATCCTTATTGATAAGGGTAAGGGGACTGTTTAACATCATTTTTCTTTCAACATTTTCTGCAATTCAGCAGTGCTCCCTACAAACAAAGCATTGGTGACATTTTTCGGTGCATTACTTGGAACTTCTTTGAGACGTTTCATTTTTTCTTGAAGGTCGCCAAGTTTTTCTGTCACCTCTGCAACTTGCTTAATTAAATTACCGGCGACTTCATACGCTCGTGGAGCATCACTTTCCCTAGCCAATTCAAGAATACCTTCAATTGCATCAGAGCCACGTTCAACCAGATTGTAAAAGTTTTGTCTTTGATACGCATAATCATTTTCTATATCTGCTTCATTATTATTAGATACTTGTATTGGATTCAGTTTTCTTTCAACAGGAGGATTGAATTCAATATCTTGAACCACACCTAAAGCTTTATCAATTTCATTGTTCATTCTGTCAACTTATCATCGCCTGTGGTGTTATCTCTGACCTTTGAGTCTTGGAAGAAAGATGTGGCCTCATTAAATCCAAAATCATCATCAGCATCAGCAGTAGTTGGATCTGGTGTGACTGTGTATCTCTGCTCTCTTGCTGGTGCCTCTGCCTGAACATTAGTATACTGATCAACAATGGCAGTCTTAATGACACCAGAATCAGTAATCGGACCATAAAGATAGAACTTAGTCGTAAAAGACAATGTATAGATTATAGCTCGTCTTGTTTCAAAATCACCCTCATAGTCATCCTCATATGATATGCTGTTTAAAATGATTGGCACATCTCTCTTGATACCCATGTCGGCCATATCATTAATTGTGAGAGTATAATCAGGTTGAAAGTAAGGAAGAATCTGTTCTACGATTTGTAACGCATCATCAGAATTCTTTGCCATTATATACAACTCAAAATCCAAGTTGTATGGAACTGGCATATATTGTATATCAAGTTTGCTATTGTTTCCTGTTTTAGTTTTCTTAAACTTTTGTACCCGATTCAATTTTCTACTAGGGTCGTAAGTTAAATTTTGAATCTCAAACCCAATACGTGGAAGTGTAATCGCTACCTGTTTTGTAAGATCAGGATCTTCTCTTAATCTAACAAGAAACTTTTGTCTCGGACCATAGGCCAAAGGCACTTTCATGGATTGCACAATGGTTCCGTCATTGTCTTTACGAACCAACTGAATACCATTGAACAAAGTTCCGAATGCAACAACAACCTTTCTTATTGTCTCATGATAAAATTGTGAGCCTAACATTAACCTTTACTCCCTGCATCACCAAATGGATTACTTTCAGTGAAATCTAACACGTCATCATCTAAACTTTCAAACAACTCATTCTGTGCCGTATTATCAAGACTACCAGTGTTTGCTCCGCCCGTGCCTATTATATATTCTTCTTGTAACAGATAATCATTAGTGCCTGTCTCAAGAAGTATGCTTTCACCAACAGAACTACTATCATTTTCACCTATGATGTTGTCACTATCTGTTTCATCTAACAACAATCCTCTAGTTGTTGCAGTGTCATGAATTCTAATAGGTTCATTGACAGCACTTGATTGTTCCAGAGTGATTTGATAAACAAGTGCATCTGTTGAAAGTGCATCTTCAATTGCATCAATCGCGTCAATACCTGTATCCAACATCTCAGAACTATAATCAAAGGTGCGACACCGTAATCTATAAGCTGGATTGTTATCTAATTGATGAAAAGGTTCATCGTGGTCAACAAAATTCACAGAAAATAGTTTCTTCAAAATTGGATGAAAAATTAAATCTCCCTCAAGAGGTCTATCTGAATCTGTTGCATCAGTCTCATTAAGAATATAGAAGGTTTCTCCTTCAAATACAATTGCATCAGAGGACATATCAATAGTTCCAGACTCTAGAAGTATGGCACCACCTGTAGTGTCTGTGCCACTCTCAATTGTAATCTGTTTTGTTAACTGTTGAAATCTGTGTTTTGCTACTACAAAGGTTACATCACTTAGGTTTTGTAAACCAAACCTATTCATCAACTCTCTTTCACCTTCATAACCACCCTCTGCATTCTCAACATACATTTCAATCTTAGCAGAAGAACTAAATTTTGAAAGCACATCTTCTCCCAAAAGAGTATCTTCTGCTACAATAGTCCTGTCTAGATAATGAACATCATGGCCGAATATCTGAATGGCTTCAGCAAGCAAATCTCTATAGAGATTCTGCTCTGTTGTGATTGCATGAGAATTACTGGTATGAAATATGGAATTAACAGGCATGGTTTATCCTATCATGTAGTTGACGGGCAACTCAAATGCAAGTTGAATTTGTTCTTCTAATCTTTGTAATTCCTCTTGTGCTTGTGAGTAAAGAGTATCACCATTCATCGTGACACCTCCCAACATTGTGACACCATTAAACTTTGATAAGTTTGCACCCCATTGTCTTTTAATGAGAGCAGTTGCATATCTCTTCAGATACATGTCATTAAACACATCTGTAAATGATGTTGGGTCAAGCTTCCTATAACACTCAATGATGATATATTCATCAACCTCAATATCATTGTTCCAATCCATGTCAAGATAAAGTCTTTGTTGATGCTGACTGAAACGAATAGGAATCTCACCAACTAACACATGTTCTAGAAAGTCTAGATGTTGCAACGTCATTTGATATTCCATAATAGAGGTGGATGAGAAGTCATACAAATCATTTAACCTCAACTGATATCTAAGGTCAAACATATTGGATGTTGTGCTATCAGTGATAGGGAATATATTGACGACAGAAAGAACAGCTGACGGCACAGGAATGTAACCATTACCCTCTTTCCAAGTTGCAGTGACAGAACTATCCACCACATCAGTTGCAGTTGTAGATGTATCAGATGTTGCTCTGGTTATATCTGCTGAAGTGATTTGATGTTTGAGATACATTCTCTCAACACCATCATAGTGATATTCAGCGAAATATTGTAGTGCCTCGTCCAATCTGTCATCAATCTGATCATCAGACACGTTAATGTCGATCACACCGAAACCTAGTGACCTAAGACAGTATGATTTAAGTGTGGCCTTTGTTGATGGAACTGCCATATGTTCAACTCCGTTTATTACTTATTTATAAGTATTTAGTTGCGATACAATTTGGACCAAATTCTAAATCATCCATCCAAGCCGACCATTGTTCTAAACCTACACTTTCATATGCAACCAATGAAGTTTTTCTAGGCACTGTCCATAACCAAGTTCCACCATTTTCCTTTGCATACTTTATAGTTTCAAGTAATATTGAAGAAGCATAACCTCTTCTACGATATTCTGGATCTGTCCACAAACCTCTAGATCTAAAATATACTGAATCTTTCCAATCGTTACTCATAAAACAACTATTAACTGCTACAAGTTTATCATTCTCGTGTATTCCAAAGAAAGCAGGAGACACATCCATGTCATATGAAAAACCAAAGTGTCTACTTGGATGTCTCCATGTCCATTTGTTGTATGGCTTGATGCCTTCAGTTTTGTTTGGCCACAACTGAGTTTCCCATATATGTTTAATTTCCTCCCATGATATTCTTTTTACCTCAGACATGGTTCTTATAATCTTTCCATTCGTGTGGTTTGTTATTTCTGTGTGTGAAATGAACAAATTTTATATCAGGATGAAACTCTCCACCTAGATAAATGTAATCGTTACCCGTTAACTTTCTATATTTACTTGTTATTTGAATTTGCCATTTAGTCATACTCTTACCATAATTGATATCTTCATTTACAACCCATCGTGTAAACCAACTCTCTGGCAAGGTAATAAGTTCTAATCTTTCTTTAACAGAATCCTCAACAAAATATTGTTCTCCATTCACAGGCCCAGATGTGGTTCCGTTATCTATGTAATGTCTTTGCCATCCATGTATGTCTGACATAAACTTGTCAAAAATGTATCGGCAATCTTTTGGATAGTATTTGAAAAATCCACCATTTATGACATAGTTATTTTTTCTTGTGTCTCTCCACCATCCAGGCATTGCAACAAACTGGCCAGGTTTTACAGGATATTCAAATATCTTTTCATAGTCATTTACAAGCAGAACATCAATATCCATAACACAAACAGGTTCATCGATGTCTGTTTGCATCGCCCACATCTTATTCCATTGCAATGTCACTTTAGGATCGTATGACTCTCTTATCCAAATAATCTCATACTTGGACAATTTATCTTCCAAATATTCTTCATACTCAATGCCATATTTGGTGCCTATTCTAACTGCAAATATCTTCATTATCTATAACATTCCACGGATCCCACTATGTGTATTCTATCCTCCCATGATCCATTTAATGCCGTATGTTTTTGTGTAGTATCAATTTTATAGTATCTACCATCAGCAGGAAGATGCATAATTTCTTGATTGACGATCAACCAGCAATTTTTATTTGTAATTACTGGTATGTGAATTCTTTTGGATAGATCACTATGTATTGAATAACATGTTTTTGATTTTAAAACGAACACTCTAGTTCTATACATATCTAATTTTTCTATTATAGAATTTATATAAGGTAAATTAAAATTTGGTTCACTAAAATCTGTTTCTTTGTAGGGATCTATGGATCTGGTTGTACCACAACCAAAAAAAGGGTCTGGATTATTCTCAACTCCTTGTAAAGAAATTTGATCATCAAATGACGGCAAAAATCTTAGTTCTTCCTTTATTTTATCTAAGTCTAAACGCATAATAAGAGATTATTTCTTACTAAAATATTGTGAGTGTTGTTTAGTTGGTCTAGTTCCTCTGAACAAATAATATTCTGAAAAGTTAAGTGTTTCTTGCAATCTGTTGAAAGAACGCACCAACATGTCTAAGGTATACACTGAATGTGAAATATGATAACTAAAGATATTGCTAGTGTTGAAGAAAACTCTTTTACCCTCAATTTTATTTTTGAGTTTTTTGTAATCAGGGTTTATCAAGTCCATCAGCCAATATTCTATATCATATGTATCTCTCATCTTTTTCTGAAGATCTCTAAGATACTCAAAGTCACCATATGTCTCTGCTCTCTTACGCAAAAGAACACCTTGTGACCCCTGATTGATGTTTCTTGTAAAGTTAAACGGTTGGTCCATGTATCCAGAATATTTTTTTATTTCTTCCATAGACATATTCATTTCAACAATATTTTCTTTGATTGTAATATTGTTTTGAGCATAGTCATAAAATATTACTTCTCCATCAAAGTTCAATTTTTCAACTAAGACCTCAGTTACATAACCAGCTGTCGGTGAAAAAATAACATCAAATTTTTCATTGGGTAAAGTCTCTACATATGCACCTAAACTCTCAGTGTTTTCAACATAAAATGAACTGTTTAGTCTATCGCAAGTTGTTTTAAAATAATTATCATCATCTAGTTTATTACGCCATCCTTCTTTTCTATCTTTAAGAATATTCCAACTTCTATTTTGAATTTTTGTTCTAGCTTCCATATTGTTATATGAGAATGATTTAACTCTTCTATCATTATCATCAAAATTTACAATAGTTGGTCTATCCTTTGGTGTTATCCAATGCGGAGTGTAATCATCGTGATAGTTTTCATCTGATCTCTCGTAATTTTTCCACCTTTCAAAAATAAAAGGCCGTCCTAATTCTCTCCACACATCAAGATTTATTTCTACATGTTGATGATGTAAATATGCGGGTTTATTCGGTTTTGCAATTATGTGTCCTCTACACCAATTTGTTTCATCTTCAGAAAAGTTATAAAAACTTTGAATTGAAGTTTTAGATGAAGTCATAGAAAATGTCATACCAGCAGTCACAACCATAGCATGAGTATATTCATCACAATCATTAAGAACATCAAATATTTCACTTGTATAACAAAGTATTTGATTATGGCCGGTTCCTGCTCCAGTAAGACCACCAGAAGTTTGCACACACGTTGTTTGTACTTGTTTCTCTACACCGAAATCCCATTCTATATTGTCAGGATACATCACAATAAAAACAAGATGTTTTGTTTTGTTTTTGATTTTTATATCAGAAGTTTCTTTTGTCCAGAGTTTTCTGAACTGTTCAAAATTCTTAATCATCTATCTCTCTTAATACATCAGAACCAAACTGTTTGACCAAAGATTTTCTCATCAATATTTTTCTTTCCTTATTTGAACCACCATGAATTATAAAATGAAAACGATTTTCATCTGAACTATTCAAAGCTTCATGTGTCACTCCATTGTCAAACCAAAAACCAGTGCAATTTTCAAATGGTAGTTCCTCCTTTGTATCAACTCTTCTCAAATAACAATTATCTGGTTGATAGATTGCTAGATTGATTGCCGCTGAAATATTTCTCTGTCTTCCCTCGTTTATTCTTTCATCCCCAGCGTCATGATGTGCAGTTATACTACCGCCTGGCTTTATCAACATAAACCTACAACGCCGGTAGTGTTTGTGTGGAAAGTCTTCTAGCCACCTCTTCATTTCTGGTGCGATCTCAGCTACTTCAGTCCATCCCCACTTAACACTATCTTCAGTATAACCATGACCATTTGGATTCATTGTATGACGCCAACCAGAAAAAGTATCATACTCACATTCATGTACAAAACTATGCATAGCAGATGACCACCATTCATCACCATCCGATAAACGATGTGGCACAAAGAATCCCTCATCATAAACATTCTGCGCTTCCTTGATGCAAGCTTCAGGTATATCTAAATCAATCTTTAGATACCAGATATCATTTTTTCTACACCACTCTATAAGAGTCATCGACCGATAACCATAAATCTCTTCATACCACTTGATAAGGTTAGACTTCCCATATATTCTGGAACAATACCAGCTTGCTCTGCCAATTCTTCTGGTGAGGATACGCAGTTTATATGATCATCATATTGATCATTATTGGTTGATTGTAAAACATATAAAGGACTGTTTTGTTCCCCATTAAAAGGTAATGTTTGTTTATTCATTTTAACAAATCTTTTCATAGGAAACATATGTTCGCAAGATGTATTAATAACGATATCAAAGATTTCATCTAGTTCTTTCATCATAGCATCTTTGATAAGACATTGATACTGTCCTGTCTCCTTATATCTTTTATTATACTTATAACTAATATCTTTTGCATCATTGTCTATTTCGTGATTGACCACTTTACTAGCATTCAAATTATCTATCAATAAAGGAGTTAGGTAATTTGCAAACCACCCACCTATCAAAGCAATATTTGGTTGTAAATCAAAACAGTCTTCTATTTTTTTCAGTTCATCAACAACCCACAGTTTACTTTCTAATTGAGATGGTATTGATGCATCTAATGTGCGTTTCATTTGATGTGGATAATATCTTTCCACATCAACTACGGCTTGTTTCCAATCATAACACAGTTCTGGTGTAAATCTTAGATAGTCTACCATAACTCTTTTATCTCATCGTCATTGATACCTTCACCGAAGTTGCTATTGTTGAACAAACAAATTTTATGATCTTCTCTTAATTTTCTTGTTTCCATATCATCAGGAAATGTGTTTCCTTTATACCAAGAATAAATGTCACCCTTTGGAAATGCTCTAAAGAAACCCTCATCCTCATCCCATATGTTATACCAACGATGATTGATATAGTTGTCCATACTAGGATAGGTAAAAAATACCAACTTTGCATTCTTGTTGATTTCGTTGTATACCTTTTTCAATTGACCACGATCCCATCGAATTACAGAAGAATTGACAGCTGTAGATTTGTGTTTTGAAAAGTTACGTTTTACTGTACCGATATCATTCCACCAACCACGAACAATATATGGTTTATCCATAGGCAAGTCAAAGAAATATTTTAAGTCTTGATGAATAATAACATCAAGATCTAGAAACAAAAATTTATTACCCTCAAGACCAATAAAATCACCATCGATGCTTTCATTCAGCTTGAGCATATAACATTTACGATAAGCCCAAAAGAAACCACGATTTTCATCATAGTAGGGATCCCATTTTGTAGGAAGTGTTATATCATAGGATTTTGTTTTCTTATCAGTAAGACAGTAGAAGTTAAATGGAACAGAGCAATTTTCCATGCATTGTTTTTTCAACTTGTGCACATATTCATCATCGTATTTGTCACCCCACTTAACACATAGTATAGTATTTTCAATCATCATATCTCTCATATATAAATTTATTTCTTCTTTTATCGTGATCATATCTACGAAAACGAGAAAAGAAAAATTTAATTCTTAGTATAAATCTTTTTATACTCTTCATACAATTTACTTGCAATTACTTTGTGACCTTCTCTATTGGGGTGCGTATCATTATTACCTACTCTGTATTTTCTTTGGTCAGGATCCAATTTGTTTAGAATATCGTCTATACAGAATCCACCTATCTCTCTATGTATTGGCCATCCTAAAAATTTTTTATCATCAATCAAATCAAAATAATTACTATTCATCATTGCTTTTGAAGAAATTCTTTCAAAGGAAACATCACCATCTCTGTTATACGAACTTCTATTAACATACTGTTCTGGAATTAAATCTGTAGAATAAGAATGTGTTGGTTTAGTGCCTTGTACAAATATATATGGAATATCTTTTAAGAGTAATTGCGACAAATGAAAATGTCTCATAGAAAGCAAAGTCGCACTAAACACATTGTTCCATTGAACCATAACATCACGACCAGCCTTTTCCATCGGATATTGTTCATGTTTCCAATTATTTCTGTGTGGATGAAAAGCAAGCCAAAATCGTTTTGATTCAAAATCCATTCGTTGAAACTCAGACCACATAATAACCACTAAACCAATATCTTCGTTTTTAATGTTAAACTCAGTTCGTTTTGGCCAACTATTGATAATTTTGTTTAACATTAAAACATCTTGTAATATAGAAAACATGTAACTGTTGCCCTGGCCAGGACCGCCGAGATTTACAACTTCCATGTCTAAGTGTTCGGCAAGAAATTCTGGCCAGTGTGTACTATGACGTGCATAGTTTGTATAACTACACCCTATAGCAATTAGTTTTTTCCTAGAAGACCCGAACATTATATTTCCTTGAAAAATCTTGAGCATCAGACCACGTATTAACTATTGGTTGTCCTTTTATATTTAATGAAGTGTTTAATAACATGGGACAACCAGTTTTATCATACCACTCTTCTAATATAGTTCTAATAATAGAACCACAATTCTTTTTTACAACCTGAACTCTTGCAGTACCATCAACATGTGTAACAGAACTGTAGTCATGTTTTGCAGTTGAGACAAATTGCATATACTCATTCATCGGGCCTTCAAAATATTCTTTTGCGTATTCTTCTAAGATTGCTGGCGCAAAGGGACGAAACTTTTGTCTTTGTTTGATTTTATTTACCGTGTCTTTGATATCATAACGAGGGTCACCAAACAGAGAACGATTACCTAATGCTCTTGGGCCAAACTCAGCACGACTATGGGCAACACCGCATATTTTATTTTTAAGCAACTCATCAATAACTTTAGATATATGAATTTTCTTTGAAAGAGCATATCCTAAATATGGATTTTTCCAATTAAGTTTCTCTTTATTTACTAGAGCAGCTGCACCCAAAGCACTTCCTGCATCACCAGGCGAAGGCATGATCCAGATATTTTTATTTTTGATTTTACTGTTTGCCACACAGTTTAAAACACATCCACCCATAAGAATGAGATTTTCGTGCGAGCATTTCTCTACAAGTTTCAACAATTCAGTTTCATATACTAACTGAACAGATGCAGCAAGATCTTCATCTCTTGCTGTTGGGAATATTTCACTCACACCCAAATGATTGTTTCTTTCTAAAAGTGGGGCAAGATCGTATACAGGTTCACCAAATGCAGCCATACCCATCGTGATATATTCATCTTCGTTGGGTTTTAATCCTATACGTTTTGTGATTGCAGAATAGAGAAGGCCAAGAGAATAAGGATATTTCCATGACTCAATTTTTTTGAGTTTGTTATTCTTACCTTCCCAAATAGAGATGGTATCCCATTCACCTATCGCATCAACAACTAGTATATTGCAATGATTGAATGGTGCAGTGTAATATCCTGCAGCTGCGTGAGATTCATGGTGTCCAAAACAAACATCATACTTAGTTCTGGGTTTATGCCATTTCTGGCCAGAGTAAAGTCGTCTTAGATTTTTAAGAAAGGGTTTTTCGTAATACGCAGTTATATCCGGTTGACAACCTAACACCATGTCTGGATAAATCCACCTATCACCCTTAATTTTGCTATAGCGTTCTGAATGAGAAGCAAAAAGTATTTCTTGGTTTTCAATTATGCATATTGCAGCATCATGAAATCCTTCTGAGATTCCCAAAACTTTCATAATATATTTTTTTTAGATTAAAGAAATTCGCAATATGCTTTAAGCGCATCTCCTAATGTTTCTGCTTTACGAATATCAGTTTTTGCCTTTTTCTTTTTACTTGTTTGAACGACTTTCTGTTCAAACATTTTTAGTTTTAGTCTAAAGAGAATATCTTTATGCACTTCATTTTCAGAATCATAATCAAATATGAGATCCAAAGGCCCATCTTCGATTTCAACTTCTTTTTTGACAATAACTTCCTCAAAAATTTCCACTTGATTTCTTTGTGCATAATCTTGGAATGCTTGTCTGAATTGCTCACGAAATGCTTCGTTTCTATTTCTTGTGCATTCATCAAGTGACTCATAAGAAAATTCTTGAAGCAGTGCTAGAAAACGTTCATCCGTTTCATCAACTGAAACCGAGAATACTGTCGTGCCTTCTTTACCACCATTTTTATGTGCACTATCATCAGGAACATCATAATTATGAATGATGTCAATCTCAGTCAAATCCGCATTTGTATAATAAGCCTCAACTATCTTTCCAACAAAAGGATATTTTGGTTCACCATTCGCAGTATATGCAGCAGTTTCTTTAGCCATAGTTTATCTCCTATGTCTTATTTATAAAAAGTTTGTAGGTGCTGATTGTGGCCGGAGAACCATTTGGAAATTCTTGTGAACGATAGTCATCACCAGATTGCAATGTTTGATAATTACCAGAACCATTAAGTTTTGTATCAAGCATGTTAGTTCCTCTTGCATTACCACTACCGCTTGTTCCAACGGAATATGTAATCTTGTTACCATTAGTATCATGAGCCGCAGTGTATCTCAACCAATCACCTAGTAGGTCAGCAAGAGTGCTCGTGGAAAATACTTGAATATTATTAGAACCATCAATAGAAACTGGTGTTCTCGTTGGAGTCAGATCAGAACCATTTCTACGGTGAAGATAGTAGTTAGTAACCGTAGTTGGTTGATCAAGGGTTTCAGGAATACCTGCGGCCGAGTACGCCGATGTGTCTGCTCTTGTGTCTGTAAAAACAGCAACATCAGAAGCAGAGACTTTAGTGTAGTTACCTGCCGCAGACGCTGATGAAGTTATTGTATATGTTCCAGCAGTATCAGAGGATTCAGAAGCAACAATCAAAAGGTCAACTGCCGGATATATAAAAGTGTCCAAAAAATCTGTCAAATTCATAGCTCGTATAGCACCGGCACTGGTATCATAATATACAGGAAAGGTTGTCCCCGCATCAGAAGTATTAGAGATGTCACCAGTTGAAGTATAGGCAAGATTGATTTTGTCATAGGAGACTGTCACAGTGCCTGGTTCAGCAGTGCTAGCCTCTGCAACAAAAGCAGTTGAACTTTGTGAAGTTGCGCCTGCTTCCAATCTGGTGTCACTGATAGCATCAATATTCGCTCCACTACTGGAAACAACAGTAAGAACAGCAGTAGGATTTAAACTATATTGGTAAATAGCTTTCTGTGTCCACTCGTTGATTTCGCCCGAAGACAATTCAATTAAGTTTCCCCCACTAAAATATAAAGGTGACCTAACTGCCATTATATAGCTCCCGGCGCAAATCCTGCAACAGAGTTAAGCAAACCACCACCAGAATCACGAATTTCTATAACGTTTCTTTGCATACCACTATGTAGAAACACCTCATCCTCTCCAATAATATCATCTCCATCATCAGTGCTACTACCATCACTTGCGTTCATGATTACATTATCACCAGCATCTGAACTAGAAGCATCTGTACCATCTAGAACAATGAACACATCCTCACCTCTACGAGCAAAAGGAGCATATGCTGTTGAAGTCATCTTCAATCCAACATTATGGTTATGAGTCAGTGATATCTCATCATTTGCACCAAAGGAAAGTATAGCACCATCATGTTGGAGTTCTAGGTCTTGTGTTAGAGTAACGTCACCATCTGAACCAATAGCGATAGCATCTGTATCTGAAGTATGTCCGATATTTGTCCCATTGATAACAATATTATCAACAGTCAGTGTTGTCAATGTACCAAGTGAAGTTATGTTACCTTGTGCGGCCGTAGAAAGTGTTCCCGCGATACTACCACCAGAAACGTTAATACCGGCACTGAAAACTGGTATTTGATTCATGGTAACGACACCATCAGAGGCAATTGCAATAGCATCTGTATCACCAGCAGAACCAATGTTACCGGCATTAGGTATAACAAGGTTACCACTAAGAGTTGTAAGACCACTTACGGTCATTGCTCCACTAACAGCAAAAGTTGAACCATCATAGGTCAAACCTGCTTCTGCGTTAAAAGTATTTGTACTCACAGAAGTAAGAATACGGTTGTTTGATTCATTGTTAATAGTTATATCACTAGACGTAATATTGCTAACGTCTGAACGTAAAGTATTAAACTCTTGTCTGAATCTTTCTAAACTATCAGATACTGAGATTGATGCTGCTGTTACTGTAGCCATCGTTTTATTTACCTACCAATTGTTGTAATAGAAATTTTATCTCATGCATTTCGCATTTGATATTATTTATTTCTCTTGTAACACTTCTTAATTCATCTCTTTGCCGTTGAGCAGCTTTGGAACGAGCAACTGCTCGTTCATAAGCACTTCTATTTGTATTTACAATAACACCAGAACTCATATCTCTTGAAAGGTCTGTTTTTCCCTCAACTTTTCTGTATTCTTTTTCACTCATATCATGTCGCCAATGCGATTGCTCTGAAGTCTTTGATTCTAGGTGCTGATGTTGAATTAGTTGCTTGCATTACAATCTTGATTGCAAATGACACAAACGGATCCAGTTCAGTACCAATACCGTCATCAGTAACACCGGCAGTATAAACATACTCACGAAAATCATTTATACCAGTAGAAGCACCAACAGAAACATCTGGTGACCCATTATCATTAAAGAATCTCCAACCTGTTTCGTTAAAGTCTGTCTCGTCATCCTCTCTGAAAATCTTATACATAACTTTTATTTCTGCATCAGAGCCTCTGTTTGCAGAATGAAGCACTTTCAATGCAGTTGCTTTCTGTTCAAGTTCTATCTGTTTTGTACAATAAATTGCAGCGTTATTATCACCGTCTGGTTCTGTTGAAGCAAAATATTCAGATGTTGGATAAACATCTGAAGAAGAATCAATGTTGTTGATTCTATTTGCAATCGCAATCATAGACAATCTTTGAAGATCAATAACTGGAGACAAGTTATTTGAAACTGTCCTCAAGGTAAGGTCTAACGACAAAGATTTCACAGAAGACATCTCATTGTCTTGGTTAATATCAGATGCCACAAGATATGGAACATTATAATATATATTCTCATTTAATGGAACATTGATTGCATCAGTAACAGAGGTCTTTGTAAAAGAAGTTTCCGAACCACTTGGACTTGTTGCTGTTGACGGCCGTTTCTGTGCTGTCACACTTGTGCCAGGAAGTTCAAGTAAACCAACTTGATACTTGGCAACATCATACAAAATGTTTTCCGTGGCAGTTGCATTCGTACCACCATTTCTAGACCTTGTGCTTGATGTACCATCAATGACAGCTGTCGCAGTTGAAGAAACAGTATAACTGTCAATCTCAACGTTTGCAACCGCAGTATGTGTCTTATTGATTTGTGTAAACGGAATCTTATGCAACATATACAACTCAACTGTTGCGCCCTCTGCGTGAGAAGCAGCAGTCGTTGAGTCTACGGCTCTGGTTGCACTACTAATCGTGTTTGTACTGATTGAGGTATAAGAAATAATCTCATCATCAATTTTGATAAAGTACACATTAGATGCATCTCTAGAATAGACACCGCTAGTGTCGTCAAAGTTTGTACCAGAAGTCAGTTCAATAGTAGTAGAAGATGTAGTTATCGCCGCAGACAATGTTGTAGTTATTTCAGACTTCACATTAGCGATAGTCACATTATTTGAAGTAGAATACATACCATGATCTGGATGGAACACTTTGATTACCGCACTACCATCCAAGAATTCCAACGGATTCTTTTCAAGAGTCTTAACCGGATTGCTATCATTAACCAGAGGAACTGTACCAGTCAATGAACTGAATTCTGCCCGATAAATGTTCATCTTCAAATCTTCAGTCAAAGATGGTGCCCAAGTTCTGTTGTTATGACCTTTGAATAGAACACCAAACTCTGGTTGTTCCGAAACAGTTCTGTCTGAGAACAAAACATTTTGTGCAGCATCAGCGGTTCCACCAACTTGAGCCTGTGCCAATGTAGATTGAACCTCTGTCTCACCCATTCGTGCAATCCAAACTTTGTATGTTGGAACATTAGCAATAACAGCAACACAGTATTCCAACCCAAACTGTAAATATACTGGCGATTCAAATTTGAAGTTAGTTGCTGTCTGAGCAGAAGAATCAATAACAACATCATCAGAATCTTTAACCACTCTTCCAAAAGGTATAACTCTCGGGCCAGGAAAACCATTCTGCACTTCCCTAACTTCTACTGTAACAGGAAGATTATCATCCTTTGCTTCAAAGAAAAGATCCACACTCGTGACAAACATACCACCGTCCACATCAACCAAGAAAGTTTGAGCAAGAGGGTCGTCGGCAGCTTGTGAATCGCCGTCGTTGACGGTTTCAGCTGTAATTTCAGTAGCTTGTGAAACTGATGTTCGCCTTACCTCAGCATTTCTTGTTGCAATAACAGTCTCTTGCAAAGTTTGTTGTAGACCAACGGCACTATAGTTTGTTTCACCAGCAGTAACAGGGTCAGTAGAAACTATGTTTGTAGGGCTTGAAGTTAATCTAAAGGAAACTTGACCTGTTCTAAACTGAGGATTACCACTAATTTTAGGATCAGGTATAGAGAAGGTTCCTTTGACTCTACCACTGGGACTTGTTATAATCGCATCACCATTAACCAGGCTTGCGTCATTTGTTGAGAACCCGGCCGAAGGTCTGGTGAAAGAGGTTACAGCCTGTGCATCAAAGAAAGGATACACCTGTGTATTTGGTAGAAAATCAAATCCATCAAAAGTAATATCTTTTGCTCTTACAAATGGAATTAATGCGGTTGAGATTACTTTCGTTCCTCTAGATTCTAGATCAACTTTTTCAACAACTTCTGTTCTGACACCAGTTCTAACTGGACCAGTTGTTCGTGAACCAGCATCGATTGAATCTTGAAAACTCACCTGCGCATTTTCGTGAAGGAAAGATTGAGAACCGCTCCACTGTGTTTCCCAGGCATTCCAAACAGTACCTATATTAGCGGATGCGGCTATAGAATTGAAGTTTCCTTCTTCATTGACAATCAGAGCCGGTGCAACTTCAGTTTCAAACCAGTCGTCACCAGAGGGCGACAACGCTATTTGACCAGTCCAATTTGAAAGAAGGACAGGCGTAACTCTTTCAGTTCGCGTTGCATACGGTTGTTCAATAGCAACAACCTCTGTGTAAGGTAGGGTAAATACATCTCCTGTTCCTTGATAATTATTATTGGCTCTGGCTGCATCAGTCGCGTTTAACTCTACGAAACTAACATTTTTATATGTTCCTTGAGCCCGAAGTTCATTTCTCTCCATATCAATAGAACATTTATAGTCTTTGTGTTCAACATCACCAAGACGATGACCCTGAAAAGCATCAACAACAAAACCAGATTTAAATCTGTTCAGTCCGTTCGCATCAGTGATTTCAAAACTCTCTGCTTGGCGTTCCAAAAGAGAAAGGTGTGTATAATACTCAAGGTTACCAATACGGGTTTGAAGATTACCAATATCTTTCATGGTAAACCGTTGATGTTTCTCTCTGGTAATTACAATATTGTCAACCGAAAATGTATAAGCAGGAATACGCATACTGGCCAACTTCATTGAATTTTCAGATTGTGATGGGAATCTGGGTTGTTCATCAGATGCACTTTCAACAACTCTAATCTTACCATCAGACGCCATTTCAACAATTGCATTCTTAGGTAAGTAATATTCAAAGTCTGCTTGCACCAAAGAAGTTGGTTTTGGACACTTACTAGCAGAAGAACCCGCGCCAGTAAAAGAACGACTCATAATACCAAATGAAAATCCGGTAATCTCATCAACAGCCGTATGATCTGTTCCTGCACCAGTGACATTCGCCACTGTTGGTCTGAAGTCAAAAGTATTTTGTAGTCTGGTATCTTTATATTTTGGAATATCAACATAATCCATTCTATCTGCTTCATCAGTATATGAATCCACGGTGAACACATCGCCAGTGCCGTGTTCAAGATAATCATAGATTACAAGTAGTCTGTTTGTAGGAGCCGCGGCACCTCTACGTCTTACGATTCTAGAGATATCGTAAAAGTTATCTCTTTGACCGTTATCAAAAGCAAAGTCACTTGTAATAACCTTATCACCAAGAGTGACAGCAGTTAGTGTTGCAGTTGCACCAGAGGATGCACCAGTGATAATATCAGAAGTTGAGAATGCAGACCCGGCAGCGCCAGTCATTACAACACTCATTGGACTTGTTGTATTGATAATTCTTGCAGTTGAACCACTAACACTACCAGTGATTTTTTCACCTCTTGTGAATGTGCCAGTTTGTGTTGTAAAACTAATCGTAGGAGCAACAGCATCAGTAGAAGCGGCAGTCGCCTCATACACAGCAACCAAGGCAAACGCATCAGCACGACCCAAAGATATTTCTCTATCACCTGGGCGAGTGCCATATGCATCTGTTGTTCCGGTGTCCACTTTGAGTTGTTTCATCAATCTCGTTGTCTTGGTCTTTGGACTTACGGCAGTCTTCAACAAGGTTGCCATAACTTTAACTTTTGCACCACCTGAACCAAACGCACCAAGATTAGTGATAGTCAACTGTGATGTGCTACCACCAGCAAATCCAGTTGATGCGCTAACAATATCACCCTGTTTGGCAGAACCATCACCGCCTGTTAAAATAGAGATTGTGTAATCTGATTCACTGTGTGCCAGGAATGTTTCGTTGCCGCCACCAGCAGATAAAGTGATTGCACCAGCTGAACTTGCGGTTGCAATGAACTGCTGACGGAAAGTATATTGTGTATCAGAGACACCACTATTCGTTTCTGTTAACAACGTCTTGACAGGAGTTTTAGTTAGATTAAAGAGATTAATATTCTTCTCTGGCTCAACAAGTTTAGCAACTGGTGCAAAAGAACGAGAACCACCGCCCGTGAAAGTTTCTAAAGCCAGTGTCCCACCATCTTCCAACTGATAACGGTCATCTTCTTTATGAGTTGTTCCAACTTCTGGACTACCAAAGAGAGACGAACCTCCACTTTCAAATGTTGTTTGAACATCAGCAGTAAAGTCTTGACCACTATCGCCACCATTGTCTTGCATATAGACTGAACGAACATTTTTCAAGTCAGGGATTATAACGTCACTAATAGTAAGGTCAGCATTACCTGAACTCTCTATAATCTGATCAGACTCAGAAGAATCTGTTATTGTTACTTTTTCTCCCGAACTAAAAGTGCCAACAACATTAACTAAGTTAACAACATTGTTACCAGAACGACCTGAATCCATAACCAAACCAGTGGCACCACTTGTAACACCTGTTACTAGTTGACCGCCACCAGAGTTTGAAGATAAAATGGTTGGACTGACATCAGCACTCATAACAAGTGACGTGATAGCATTGATATCAAACAGATACAGTCGATAGGTCGCATCGTTTTCACCAGCGGTGCCAGAATCATACTGATATGTTCTTACACGAGCCACACCTATTTGTATACCTGTTGCTGAACCTCTCGTTGAGATGTTGGTATCATACAGTTGCAATTCATTGTAACCAACTGTTTCACCGCTAATCTCTGTTACATCCGGTGTGCCATAAACATTTGTAACTTGGAGATAGTTCCCCAAATCAGCAGGAGACGCACCCGCATTTATAGTATTAAAATCTCTACCTTTCTTAACATCAACAAGAGTAGGTGCAATTTTTTCTATCTCATATCCTCTGATATATGCTTTACCTGGCGATACTTGCAATGCCATAAAATCATCTGAGGCTTTATTACCATCTCTTGTGGTATCACCAGAAGTATAGACACCAGTAAAATCGGTTTCGCCAACACTAACATTGACTGACTCTTTCATCTCAAAAGTAAAAGGTCTTACAGTATAATCACCAGATTCATCAAACGTTCTACGTGCCAATGTCTGTTCAAGAATGGAATATTCAGTGTCACGATTAAAATGTTGAAGAACACCATCTTCTACTCTGAGAATTTCAATAAAATCTTTATCATCTTTAGAGTTTAATTCTTTAGATGTTAAAGTGAGCGTAAAAGCTAATCTATGTGCACCTTTCGCATTTATGTTCGATGTGCCAGTCGCGTTGTCAGACAAACTCGTGTCTGATTCTGGTGTAACAATCGTTTCTACAACTTGAAAACCAACTCTTGCATTTGCATTGTTGTTATACTTTTCTACAACAAGTGTTTGGTCTTCAACATCAACAAAATAACCTCTAACAAAAAATACACCAGCCGATTGTTTTACAATGACAGATTTACCAGTTACAGGTGTGGTTGAAGCAGTGTTTGCAGATTTAGTTGTTCTTAGAACTTCAGATGCCTCTGTTATTAGTGAAGGAACATTTGCTTGATATGATGTGCTACCATGCTGCACCGCTACATCTGCACTTAAGTTTTCACCAATAGTGAATGAGTCAAAACCAGCAGCATCTAATGCGCTACGAGAAATAGTAGTGACATCTTCAGTGAAAGTTCTGCTCCCAGAAAGATTGCTGGAAGTATAAACACCAAAAAATGTTGCCGGGTCTGTTTCCGTTGCCTCAGTTGCAGCAATCACTCTAAACGTAACACCAGACGTGGCTCCAGTCAGTGTAACGGGATTGTCCTCATTTACATACTGCGAGACATTAACAGTTTCGCCACCAAAGTTACCTTGAACTTTGATATACCTTGGGGCCTCAGCACCACCTAAATAAGTTGTTGCACCAGGGATTATTACAGTTCCATCTTTAAAGACATGACTGAATCCCTTTTCGATTTGATTTTGCAGTGTAGACTGAAGTCCTGTTAACTCTCTTGCTTGAATAGCAAAACCAGGACGAAATAATGTCTTTACATGATTCTCAGTTGAATCGAAATCATCGTAATACGGTGCTACGTTTAGATTTGTAGATTCAGGCATTTAGAACTCCACTATAACTTTAATATCTTCAATCTGATCGTTTGACCGACTGATTGGTTTACGATTTTCTAAGTAGATAATGTCTCCACTATCAGCATCTAACTCAGGGTTCGCATATCCATCTGTAAACGTGATTGTGTTGCCTCCAGCAAGAGTTACAGCAGAATCAGCATTTGCATCTGGCGTTCCTGTTGCACTTGATGTTGCTCCAGTGACAGCGTTTGCACCACTAAAGGCAACGTATGCTCCAGTAGTGCCATTTGTTCCGTAGTCACCAAACCTTTCCTGTGAATAGTACAGAATTGAGTTTGTAGAATCCCATTCGACAACTTTACCGATAGCACCAGTTGAAGCTTGACTAATCTTTTCATCACCATCAAACGTACCAGACTGTGAGGTAAGTTTCAGTGCGTATGTCATTCTTGCTGTGCTAATTGATGCAACAGAAGATGTTCCGTATGTATTAGGATCAACCACAAGACCGATCTTTCTAAAATCATTTCCTGTTGTAATATCATCACCTTCGGCACCTGTTAGAGTTGTTCCCAACATAACATAATGGCCGCCGAGTTCTTGCACAGCATTAAAACCATGACCACCTTTTGGACCAATTACTACTGAGATTGAACCACCAGAACCACCTATAGCAGAAGCAGTGCTGAGGTCGGCATCAGAAAATGTAAAACCACTTGCAAGATTGACCGTGCCAAAAGTATAACCACTTCCAGCTGCATGAACTGTAGTATCTGTTCCCGCCGTCAAACCAAAGGCTTGAATCACACTGCTCGTCACAGTGATTCTCACAATCGCACCAGAAGATGTGCCTTGACTAGTACCGTCACCATAAACCGCTGCATAGTAAGTCCCGTTTGTATATCCAGAACCAGCAGTGACAATCAAGGAATCAATCGCACCATCTGTTGCAGCTCCGCTGACTGTGCTATCTGTAGCTACCGGCATAAAATCAGCGGTAAGAAAGCTATTGATCTGAGCACTTGTCAAAGAATACATATATTGCAACACATAACCACCTAACGAAAACGGAGCATTTGCAGTGCTTGTGGGTTCAGTGCCACTATAAGCAGTTCCAGCATTGTTGTCCAACACCTTATACACACGAAAATCAGAAGTCATAAAATAAAAAGTGGAATCGTATAGATTAGATGCACCAGATGTTGCTGTCACAGAAGCACTATAGTCCGGCCGGTACATATCAAACTTGGTACTGTTTGCCCAGTTTCTACGTGGAATGACACGTTGAACTTCTGAAGAAGTCACTTTTTTGGCAGCAATCATATCGTCCCACGAAAAGAACTCATCAGAAGGACCATCAACAGGAGTCGGTGGCGATGCATCAGAACCACCGCTTGTTCCTGAAGTATATGGTGTGGACTTACCTATAAAAAGATAATAGGTACTATTCGCAGACTCAGTGAAAGATTCCTCAAACTGGTCGGCGTTATGAAGTCTAAATTTTTCTGTGATAATAGCTGCCATTTCTATTTTCCTAATTTATATTTATGATGCACTACCAGCACCAATAACTGTTTTTAACGTTGAACCAGATGAATTCACTATGAGCAAGGTAGAAGAACTCTTCAACATATTCCCAGTGACCGCATCAGAAGAGCCGGTTGTTATAACAGTTCCGGTTTCATTGGGAAGTGTAATTGTTCTATCTGCTGTTGGGTCTGTAACTGTTAATGTGGTTTCGTTACCATCATCAGTGGCACCCTCAAAAATAATTGTTCCATCCTCAGTAATGGCCAAAGACGAACCTGTGATTGCAGCAAAAGTACCTGCTGCCGCTGAGTTAGCACCAATAGTTGTTCCGTCAATAGCACCCGCATTAATATCTACAGTGGCAAGAGTTGCCGTGCCTGTAGTAGAAATATTTTCGTTACCAAAACTAATAGAACCAGAACTATCTGTTATAGAACCAGCCGCAAGTGCTAATGTTCCTGCGTTTACAGTCGTGGATGTAAGTGTAGTAATTGTGGCAGAGGTTTGTGTTCCCGCAACAACACCACTAATATTAGGAGCAGACAACGATACAACAGTAGCCGATGCGCTGATACCACTACTTATGGAACTGCCATTACCAAGAGCAGTATACAACTCTACAAAGTTAGCATTAACCTTGGTTGCACCATCTCTTAGCGTGTCACCGCTACCATCATTAGCAGCTGCACCTAAGCCTATTGATTGATATGCCATTTATTGCCCCTCATCTTCTATTATTTATAATGATTATTATGCAGCATCAAAAGTTAAAATTGACGAATCAAACGTTCCGATCTCAGAGTCAAAGGAATTTGCTTGCTCCGAAAGAGATAATGATTTTTCACTTATTGGTAAAACAAGCCCACCCTCTTCAGTTGTTGCACCAAGTGATACGTTCAATGTGTTTTGTTCCAAGAATTCAATCGTTCCAGATTCTAACAACAATTCATCACCAGCATTCGTTGATGAACCATCTGTGCCATTCAACAAAACAAAACCACCCTCATTTCCTGGCACCAGATTATAATTTGTACTCATAAGTTGAATACGATCACCATCGTCCCGGCCACCAGTGCTATCCAATAACAGATTTTCTCCAACATCAGTACCAGAAGCACTCGCATCCAAAATAACTGATGAACCTGCATCACTTTGTGCGGCATCAGTGCCGTCCAGAAGAATATTACCCCCAATATCCAGAACAGCGGATGTGCCGTTAAGTATAATATTATCACCAGCATCTGTTGATGAACTATCTGTACCATCCAACGCGATGAATACATTAGTATCACGTTCATCCTGCAATGATATTCTGGACGCAGCTAACTCTGTATGAACTCTGGCTTCTCTTGTGAACGGCACAACGTTTCTGTTACCAAAATTTCTTTCTGGAATGGTGCCAACATTAGTGTCGCCTTCAAATTCAATCAAACTACCCTCAGTCATTATCTTTTCATTTTCAAGAAGACCACTTTCTATAACAACATTGATACTACGATCTACAGCACTGATGGTATCATCCTCACCCAACAGATAACCGTTTGCATCTGTTTCTGTTTCCAGTTTGAGAATGTTGACATCGGAACCGTTTTTAAGGAAAGCATTATCCTCAGAACCAGACTCAACTGCTATGCGGCCAACTTCAGTGTCTCTAAACCTACCAGTGGTTTCTAGTAATATGTTTTGACCGTTCTCTGATATTATTACCTCGTTTCTTACTTCATCTGCGTTCAACTCAAACACAATGAAATCTTCTAAAACTAATTCGTCAGATGCTGCACTTTGCTCAAATACAATACTACCCTCAGGCTCTTCAGTAAAGTTTCTATCTCCACCAGCAGATTCAATATAACCCACAGTGTTAAGACTAACAATATCTGATATTGATAATGAACCTATTTCATCAATTTTGACAGTAGAGGAAGTTGAGTTATCTAAAGAGTCCTCGTAGACTATTCTATCTCCGGCACCAGTTCCGTATTCATCAAAACCATCCAACACCAAATTGTCTTGCATAATAATAGGAGCTTTATCTCTATTACCAGCTTCTAATTGAACGCCAGGTCTATCAAAGAAAAGTGACCCAGGCAGAGTGTTAGCAAATAAAGGCGCACCATAAGACCTTTTTGTTTTAACAAGTTGCGGCGTAACATTAAGTTTTGTTACCTTTGAAACCGACCTATTAAGAATGCCGTTCTCACCAAGTGCTGTTTCCATAAGTAACAAACCACCACCAGCACCTGTTTCCAAAAGAACACTACCATCACCAGATTTGGGAGAGTTTTCTATCGCAATATCAAGCCCACTTTCAAACTGTAGATTATCGCCATCTGTTTCTTCTAAAAGTTTATCGCCAATAGCGACACCATTCTCTGTCAAAAGAGAATCAAACAAACTGCTCTCACCGTCTGTTGAAAGAACATTCTCACGAACGCCGTGATTAACTTTTATGGTTGGACCAAATATCAACCTGAACAGTGAGGCAAGCTCTGGTGTAAATGTGTCATCAACTGTAGCATCAGCAACACCAGCTGCGGTAACACCAATACCTGCTGAAAGTTGTGTTGAGATTGCAATCTTACCAAATGGAGCAAAACCAGCTGGATGCACAGATGCCTTTAACTCATTCATATATTCAGATATGGCTGCGTTGACTCTTACCTCATAAGAAAACTGTTGATAAAAATAAGAGTCTTGAACACGGATATCTTTATCACTGATATGACTATCATTATCAGAGTATCGACCTATCCGAGTTGAAGTGGTTCCGAACGATGCCTCTGCTGTTGCTGTGCCCTGAGAAAGAATTTTTGCTGTTGCACCGCTAGAGGATGTGATAGTATCTCCAACAAGATTGAAAACATTCGAGCCAGGTTCCAAAAGAACTTCGTCGCCTGCATCTGTTGCAATACTGGTTGTTCCGTCTAAGGCTAGTTGATCACCAAGAGTTTCATTTTCCATTAATAATTCAGAACCAGCATCAGAACCAGATTCATCTGTGCCATCCAAGAGAAGATTATTGCCAGAGTTTTCGTTTAGTATTCGGCCGCCATCTTCAAAAAGAATATTACCTAAACCATCAGATTGATCTCCGTCAAAGATAACCTGATCATATAAAGCTTTACCAGACGATACACTAGATACATCTGGTGTACTTTCTGTAATAAACGTTTCTAGGTTTTCTCCGAGAAGTCTATTGTTTGGAGTATTAACGTGTCTTATGGATCGTCCATGATTTATAAATATGGGTCCATCTGAGTCTTTCTGCAATTCAAAATCACGAATTATAAAGTTGTCTCCAGCATCTGAACCACCAGAGTCTGTTCCATCAAAAACCAGATTGTTACTAATGTGCTCAGTAACCAGATAGACTTGTGCATCAGAAATGGTATAACCGTCATCGCCGACATCAAAACCATCTAGAATAATTCTATCTCTTTCACCAGACTCTAATAAAATATTCTCACGACCACGACCCTCATCACCAAGTTCTGCAACATTATCTTCCAGTCTAATATTAAACTCAAGTCTATCACGATCATTTTCTAAACTGATTTGGAAAATATCGGTATCATGAGCATCTAACAAGATTTGACCTGTCTCATTTTCTAAAAGAATATTTGTCCCTAACGCAACAGAGTTATTGAGCAAAAACCCAGAACCGACTTCATCAATAACTTTATAAACTGTAGCAACAGGGCCGTGATCTGGACGACCAGGCTCAACGATATCAAAGTCCTCTAACTGAACACCGTCATTATATGTACTAGATTGTTCTAAATTGATACGATCATTTGGTGGAGCATCTATTACGAGTTTTTGCGTATCCGAATCATATGAAACTACTGAACCATTATGAGTAGTGAATTCGTGTCCTGTTAAAAATGTTCCAACAACATCTTTGAGAATTAGATTTGTATTTAATGAAACATCTGGAGCAACTGAATACTTGAACCCTTCATCAGTAACCTTAATTTCGGTCACCTTACCAATATCAGTTGTGTTTGCAATAAGGTTTGCGTTTGCACCATTTTCTGTAATGATACTTAGATTCGGTAGTGAGGTATAACCATTGCCAGAATTAGCTAAAAACACTCTATTGAGTTCAGTCTGTTCAGATTCACCAAATGTTGCTGTTTCTAAAACAATACCATCTGATGATGTACCATAGGCATCCGTCAACAACAAAGATTCTTCAGATAAAAGTTTATCACCTAATCCGGTGCCAGTTGTTCCATCTTCTTGACGTAATTGTGCACCATCATTAAGAGCAGCCTTACGACTTTCAAACAAATCATAAATGTTACTATCAAAAGTTGACTTGGCATTATTCTGATTATCACTTGGCATCCAAAAAGTTATGCCGGGATATTGGTCAAAGATATATGCATTAGCCTTCACAGCCACAACGTTTGGTGTGATTAATATCAAACCATCACTTCCACCCATATCAGAGGTGGTTGTTAATTCTGGGTCAGAAAAGGTGAATCCACTTGTAAGCCTTACATTACCAAAACTGTAACCACTACCTGATCTATGAATTGTAGTTTCCGTTGCAAGTGTATTACCAAAAGAGGCAATCTTGTTTTCTCTAACAACAATTCTTATAACAGCACCTGTAGCCGTTCCTTGATTATCACCATCACCAGACACCGCTGCATAATAGGTTCCGTTTGTATAACCAGAACCAGCATTGACAACATTTACAGAAGAGATAGCTCCACCTGTTTTAGTTGAACTTACTTGTGCCTTTCTTTTATTAACATACAAAGGATAATAATATAGTGCGCTATCACTAAATCTCCTATCAGTACCAAGAACAGCATAAGGCTCTGATGCAGCATCGACCAGTTCAGTACCATCCAATAAAATCGATGAATGAACAAGTTGTTGATCTGTACCATCTTCTAAAAGAATATTTTCTGCCGTACTATCTGTGCTGTCTTCAGTGGACAATCTACCACCAACAACAGATACAAAGGCACGAGCATCAACAGAGTCAGCATCAGCACTTACAGCTGTAAACTTAATAGCATCACCAACTTTGTATCCAGTGCCGGAACTGTCTACAAAAACATCACTAACACCACCTGAAGTTATTTCGCTTACCTCAGCAGTAACATTACCGTTACCAATTGCTGCATCTATTGTTAGACTATCACCTTTACTATAAAGTAATCCACTATCTGTTACTGAAATGTTAGTCACTATTCCTTGAATAGTGAACTGCATGTTTATGTCTTCTGTTTCAGATACACCTGTAAACGTTTCTGATATGGTAAACCCGCTACCCTCAATGGTGTCTTCCCGAAGAGAAAATTCAGTTACGCTCTCTCTACCCTGTTGAAAAGTAAATTCGGAAATAATTTGAGCCTTTGTTCCAGATGACGCTCCCGTAATGTTTTTACCAACCATGTCAGCAGGAACAGCACCTGACGTATCAGAAGTGCATCGTATGATAATGGGTTTGGACCAATTACCATCACTTAATCTCAACATATCCTTTTCAGGATAATAAATCTCAGCTTCCTGTCCTAACAGAATTCTAAAAAAGAGTTTATGACCTTCAGACGTGCCTTTTGCCGCATACAGATCTCTGATTTGTTTAATGAGGTTTCGTTTAGACACACCACTTGCAAGAGATGTGGGTATAGATTCCATAAAGGAATCTCTAAAGGCATTTAGAAAATGATCTACCGTGTTATCTGGATCTGCATATTCAAAAAGTTGTTGAATGTTCTGTACAGGATTGGCACGATACTTGACCAAAGTGCTAGTTGCACCGCTAGTGCCACCAGTGATTGTTTCGCCTTCTTTGAATTTTTGGTTGGCAGATATGTAAAGAGTTTCATTGTCGTCTACTAGTATTGTAGCAGTTGCTTTACTTGTTCCACCAGTAATTGTTTCACCAACCTCAAACTTACCTGTGCTGTCCTCAAAAACAATTTTACTTGAATCGTTTGAACTAAATCTATCAGTACCATCTAACGTAAGAAAACTAGTTGATGCAGTTTCAAGCAGAACCTGATCTACTGTTCCTGTTATAGTTATTTGTGCAGATTCTAGAAACTTATAATACTGTCTCAGAAAATCAACAAATATAGGGTGGTCAGCCTGAATATAATCAGGAACCTGACCATCAATCAGATTTGATACCTTGGTTGTTAGTTCTGATTCACCCATTTTTAATAACCTGCGCCTGATGGACTTACAGATGCAGAGGGTGCAACATAAGATGATCCACCGCTGTCATCTCCCACAGCAATACTATCAATTACTCCAGCTACAGTGGTGTTAATTAAATCAAGTTCTAGGATTTGATTTCTAAGTGAAACGATGTCACGAGAGTTTGGTACAACTATAATCCTAATGAGAGTAGAGGACT